CTTGTAACGTCTCATACGATATAAGAGTATTGGAAGAACCCAGAAAATCTGCTTCATACTCTTGACGAAAAGCTTCTTCACCAATATCAGAGATAATCTTTCTACGCCATTCTTGATCTCGTTCTGGAATACTAGTCCAATGAATCTTGAACGTCTTGAACTGGTTGTTTCCTTCTATAGCATCATTCCAAAATTTGTAAAACAAATTATATCCATTAGGTGTCGATACCATAATAATCTTGGTATCTTTACCAGATGAAATCGTAGGATAAACTGATTTGATAAATGCATCTGCAATCGTTCTCTGTACAAATGCAAACTCATCCAAGAACAATAATGAAAAACTATAACCACGAATTGCAGATGAAGATGTTGAAGATGCAATTATCTTAGAACCATTCTCTAGTTCTAAGTTTCCTTTATTCCACTCAACAATACCTTGTTGTAAAAACTTTGGTAGATGTTGATAAGCTGTCTGCAATCTACCAAGCAACTCTCTGGATGTAGATGCTTTGTTGGCCAACATACCAACTATCTTTGTCTTATTAAATAATACATAATGTAAAATATAACCAAGGCTTGTTACAGATTTACCAGACTGTCTTGCACTCTTTACTATAACATATCTATTGTCATGCAAAGTATTAATTAATTCTTCCTGATAATCATAGAGATCGAATGGTACAAGTCCCTTATCAACATGAATAACTTGAACATAATTCTTTAGAAAATAAACAATATCATCACGACATTTTACATATTCTTCAACTTCTTCTTTTGTAAATTGTTGTGGAACATTGGTTGGTTTTAATAACCGATTTCCTAAATAAGAATCTTCTCTATTTTCTTTTGCCATTCTTTTTCTCAAGTAATAAATCTTGTAGTTCTTTTGTACTTCCTATAAACAAAGAATTATTTACAGTATGAGGATCTTGAACATCTTTCTCAATCTCTTTCTTTGTTTTCTGTAATTGCAAAAGTTCTTTTGTCGTATCAGATAAATTTCTAATCAACATAGCAGCGACTTCATATGCTCGTGCCGATTCTGATTCTTTTGCAACAGCTAATAATTCATCAAGAGCATCATTACCTTTATTAACTAACGTATGATATTGATCTCTTGAAAAATCATAGTCAGAAGATAAATCAGTTTCAGTCATTTCAACATCAGGTACTTTTTTATTTTTTTTATTTCCAATTGGTATCAAATCACCTGTAACATCTAATACTTTATTTAATTTCTCAACAGTTGTTTTCTTCATATAGTTATCCTATTTTTAAGGTATTTGTCCATCATACCAATCTTTAGAAAGTTCTCCACGTTCTACATCATCAACAGCCATTCTACATCTTACATAAGTTTTTTGTACGTTTCCATTTGGGTGTGTAAAAGTTCTTATACCACCTGAATATGTGCTGGTCGAGCCAACTGTATCTGAATATGTATTAGCCGCCGTGGCAGTATTTTCATACTCCCATATCTCATTGCCAGGACTACCAGCTTGACTAGATCCTAGTACAACTGTCCATGCCATATCTATTACTCCGTTATAGTTGTTGTGTATCCGTAATCATCATCAAGGTCAGCCGTCAATGGGTCTGGTGTAACTTGTGTATTACTTAACTTATTTGATGATACAGTTGAATTATATTTATTAACATCAACTGTTCTAATAATACCCATATCAGATGTAGGACCGTAAAGAAATCCCTGCACTACAAAAGATAATGTATGTATCAAAGCTCGTCTTGTTAAGAAATCTCCTTCATAACTATCTTCAGTTGATAGTCCAGTAAATATAATTGGTATATCTCTTTTAATTCCTAATGCACTCATTTCATTCATTGTCACATGATATTCTGGTGTGAAGTATGGTAATATCTGTTCAAGTATTTGTGTTCCATCATCAGAGTTCTTTACCATAACACTTAAAGTAAAATCAAAATTATATGGTACAGGATTATATACAGAAGCAAATACAGATGTATTAACATCTAAATTAGCAGTTGCTGTTGCATTTGCACCACCCCCACCTGTAATTGTAACAGTTGGTGTGGATGTATAACCAGCCCCGGGTGTTAAACCAGTAAAACCAGTTACAGCACCATCAAGAATAGTAGCTGTTGCAGTAGCTTGAGTTGTTGCACCACCACCAGTAAATTTAACTACTGGTACAGATGTATAACCACTACCACCAACAACAAGATTTATACCTTCAACTGTTCCAAGAGATTTAATTGCTTTATGTCGTTTCGTTGTTTGCAACTTTCTTGCAGGATCATAAGTAATACTTGTAAACTCAAAAGACATTCGTGGTAATGTAATTCCTACTTTACCTTTACTAACATCAGTCAATTCTCGTAATCTTACTAAAAACTTTTCAGAAGGTCCGTAAGCTATAGGAACTTTAAATTCTTCTTGTACTACTCCGGCAGAAGTAACTCGTCGCACACTAATATCATTAAATACTGTACCAAACAGAATAACAATATTGCGTATATTTTTATTATAAAAATAAGTACCAAACATTAAGTAACCTCACCAAATGGATTAGACTCTGAAAAATCTAAGATTGAATCTGCTTCTGTTTCAAATTCTAAATTATCAGCAAACGGAGTTGTTGGTAATGCTTGATCGTCATAAGAAGTTAATGTCCATACAGCACCACTTGAATCACCAGTAATATCTTGTCCTGCAACAAATGTTCCAGAAGTATCATTAGCTCTTAATGTTCTGGATGCCTCAGTCCAACTAACAACAGAACCCTGTGCTGTTGCATTTGCAAGACTAGAACCTTGATAAACTTTTTCACTAACACTAAATGTATCACTACCACCAGCAGTCATAACAAAATCAATTGAAGCAGATTGTTCTCTTTCAATATCATCTATTGCTGTAATACCAGTTTCCAATTGTTCTTCACTATATTGGAAGAGCTCACAAGTAATATCAAAACTATAATTTTTACCAGCTTGATAGAAAGGTTGTTCATGTTCAACAAATTTAATTTCAAATAACCCATTACTTATTGGTAAGAAAACTAAATCACCTTCTAATGGTTTTTCCATATCTGTTGCAAGTTCAAATCTATCTTTATGAACTGTAAATATAACTTCATCACGAACATCCAAACCAAACTTACTAACCAAATCACCTTCACCACCAAACCCTTCAGTTCCTTTAAGATACATCTCTATTTCATAAACCCTACCCGTACTACCGAATTTTGACAAAACATCTTCACCAAGAAGTAAATCTTCTTTTACAATAACTCGTGGAATATAAAATACATCCATGCCATGAATTTGAATTACTTCGCTCGTCAAATCATTAATCAAATCTTGTTCTACATTAGATGTTACATTATTGAAATATAAATTAGTTGACATTAGCCTAGAAATCCATCAGGTGGAAGTTCCCATTTAAGATTCATTTCTTCTTCTATCTTGATAATTTCATCTACAGCTTCATCATAGATTGTTTTACCATTGAGTGTAACACCACCCGGAAGTTGCACTCCTTCAAACTTCTTTAAGTTCTCTCCCCATTGTCTTTTAATCAATGCTGTACAATATTTTTTAAGAAATATATCATTATATACTTCTGGATATTGTGTCGGATCTAAAACACGATATGCTTCAATAATAAGATAATCACCAATAGTAAATTTATTTTCCCAATCTGTTTCAATATATAATTTATCTTGTTTACGATTAAAAAGAACTGTTGGTTGAACAGTAAATAAATGATCTACCATTGAAAAGTTTTGTAATGACATCTGCCAATTAATCATTGATGAACCAGAAAATGTATTCAAATCTTGAATACGCATTTGAAATTCTTCATTAAAGAATCCTGTTTGAAATGCATTAAAATTAGCAATTGGTAAAACTCTACGAACACTAATAACAGGACCTCCTACTGGGTCAGCTGGGTCCCCCATGGGAATCCATCCATTAGTAATATCATCTTGTGTTACTGCGTGTTTAAGAAAAACTTTCTCCACCCCATCAAAATGATACTCTGCAAAAAATTCAAGTGCATCATTTACTCTATCATCACATTGTTCATCATCCACATTAATTTCAATAACAGGATGGCCTAATCGTCTTAGACAATAATCTTTTAAAAGTGGTTTTGATGTAATTGCTGAATCTGGATATGCCATAGTTTTATCCTAACGCGATTGCCATTGTTACAGCTTTGGCTGTAGCTTGTTGTAAAGATGCTCCCTCAGTTATAGTTGTAAAACTAAGAGTACCAGAGCCGTTTGTTTTTAATACTTGCCCATTTGTTCCATCACTAACATCAAGTTCTGTTATACCAACTGAATTTGCACCAAGAGTTGCATCTGTCTTAGATGTCCACGAAAGAGTACCAGCACCATTAGTTGTCAATACTTGTAGATTTGAACCATCTGAAACATTTAATTCTGCAATACCAACTGAATTACTTGCAATCTCTGTTGACGTTACTGCATTTGCAGCTATCTGTGCATTACTAACTGTACCAGATAAATCACCACCAACAGCTGCATCGCCAGTATGACTTGAAACAACAACAATTGAATTATTTGATTTTCTGGTGTATATCTTTTGATCTGCAATATTCATGCAGATTTCACCAACAGCTAAATCACTTGTTGTTGGAACAGCAGATGCTGTTTCACTTTTCTTTGGTTTTAGTACTATCGCCATCTACTGGTTCCTGTTCTGGTTTTTCATATTTTTCTTTCATTACTGTTACTGTTGCTTCCAACTGAACATTCTGTGCTACACTATCATTCAATCTTGTTTGTAAAATAGTAATTATATTCTGTGCATACTTTATTTTCTCATCAAACTCATTCTGTTCCATAAAACCTCCATTGTTAAATTAAGCCCATGCTAATGATGTTGCGTGTACTCTTGTTTCCTTTGTTCCTGATGCTTGATTTGCCCATTCAATTTTATAACGTATATCAGTTCCAGCTCCACCTGCAAATGGTATATTATTTGCTGTTAGAATTTTTTTGTTTGTTCCCCAAGTTCCTACATCTTTAAGTTCATAAGCCTGTCCAGCAGTTGCCTCTTGCCAATTGGCATCACCATTACGAGATACATAAACTTTAAGGTCAGTACCTAATGTTGGAGCCGTTCCAACATGCTCCATCAACATTACTATGTCGCCTGTCGTTGGTGAAGTCAATGCTGTGTTTGCAGTTGATGTTGCAGTACCAGCAGCCGAGGTGACATTACTTGTAGCAGTAAAAACCATACTTGTCCACTGAAAATTTGTGCCTTGGGCAGAAATAGCAACCCTCATATCAGTGTTATTATTAGTACCCCAAGTATGAACCAAAGAAGGGCTTCCTGCTGTGCCAAAATAAAATTTGAGAACTCCACTTCGCCTTTCAATTCTTCGTTCATCTCCTGAAACAGATGCTGTAAAAGGACT